AAGACTTTAAAGCCTCTGCCAAGACAGCCAAGAAAGGAAAGCGATAATGGCCTCGGGTGTTAAGCACTATTTTAAAGATGGCACTGAGTACAAGGGCGCTACCCACAAGGATTCTAAGGGTAGGCTTATGTCTGGTAAGACCCACACTGCCAGCAGCCAGTATCTATTTCACAAAGCTGACCTTCCCAAGAAAAAATAAATTGTAATATCGTAAAGGAGATAGGATATGATGAAGAATACGAAGGCCAAGCCAACCAAATCAAAGGGCAAGAAGAAGAAGTCTAATGGAAGCTCAAAAGGAAATACTTACTCAGGATATTAGCGAAGTTAGTTGCGAAGACGGCAACGAAAACAAGCTAGAGATAAAGCGAGGAAGGGGCAGGCCGAGGAAAAAAGATCGGCTTATGACCCGAGAGCAATGGGAAGAGCAGAAGAAACAAGTTTCTGGTCGACCAAAGGGTATGCGTACTGCCATTAAGAAGCTGGAAGAGCGGCTTCTACTTGCCAACAAGATAGACCTTGTAATCGATGCTATAGTAAGAGCGGCCTGCGATGATGAGAACAAGAACCAAGCTGCGGCTTGGAAGCTCATTATGGACAGGATGGCTCCCATGAGTCATTACGATAAGAACAAACTTGGCGACAGGCCAATGATTAATATCAATGTGACTACGGCAGGCGATACTACAATAAAGCAGGTCGGCGAAGTATACGAGCAAGACCCTGAATAACCTCTACCATGAGCATTCCTGATGGACTTGGATATATCGTTATTGCGTTGGCAACAAGATGTTTGGAATGATCCCACAAGATTCAAGGTTGTTGCGGCAGGTAGACGTACAGGCAAGTCCAGGCTAGCTGCCTATCTTTTATTGGTAAACGCCCTTCAGACAGACCGTGGGAACATATTCTATGTTGCCCCCACGCAAGGTCAGGCAAGGGATATTATGTGGAACACTCTTCTTGATTTAGGCCACGGCCTTATTGAGAGTTCCCATGTCAATAATCTACAGATCAAGCTGATTAATGGGATTATGATCTCCCTAAAGGGCGCGGATAGACCGGAAACCATGCGAGGCGTAAGCCTCAAATACTTGGTTCTGGATGAATATGCCGACATGAAGCCTGATGTATGGGAGTCAATCTTGCGTCCAGCCTTGGCTGACCTCAAGGGAAGTGCTTTGTTTATTGGCACTCCAATGGGCAGAAATCATTTCTATGAACTTTACAAGTCAGCAGAGCTAGGTCTTGATCCTGACTATAAATCATGGCATTACACTAGCTATGACAACCCAATACTAGACAAAGAAGAGGTTGATAAAGCCAAGAGGTCTATGAGTTCCTATGCTTTTAGGCAGGAATTCTTGGCATCTTTTGAGGCCAAAGGCTCTGAAATGTTCAAAGAGAGCTGGATTAAATTCTCAGAAGAAGAGCCTGTTGGGGAATATCATGTTGCCATTGACCTGGCTGGCTTTGAAGAGGTTGGCAAGAAGGTAAAGTCCAAGAAACTTGATAATACAGCTATAGCTGTGGTAAAAGTCGGCCCTGACGGCTGGTGGGTTAAAGATATAATAGTTGGCAGGTGGACTCTTGATGAGACTGCCAACAAGATTTTCCAGATTGTGCGTGATTATGAGCCTGTTTCAGTGGGAATAGAGAGGGGAATTGCCAAACAGGCAGTAATGTCTCCTCTTACAGACTTAATGAAAAAGAGTGGCAGGTTCTTTAGAGTAGAAGAACTAACTCACGGCAATAAAAAGAAAACAGATCGAGTTATGTGGGCATTGCAAGGCCGTTTTGAGAATGGCCTTATCTCCTTGAATAAGGGAGAGTGGAATATGCAGTTCATGGATGAGCTTTTCCAGTTCCCAGATGTCTTGACCCACGATGATATGATTGACGCGCTGGCATATATTGACCAGTTGGCTAAAGTATCTTATTCCTCTGAGTATGAGGAAGATGATTTTGTTGCACTAGACTCTGTTTCTGGATATTAAATATGCTTGATTCTAATGAAGAAACAATATCCCAGACCCAAACAATCGATGGTTGGGTTATGGACAAGTGCAGAACATGGCGCAATCACTTCGAGAACAACTACGAAGATCGATTTGATGAGTACAACCGTCTTTGGCGTGGAATCCATGCTGAAGAAGATAAAACCCGTGAATCTGAACGATCCAAGATTATTTCCCCAGCCCTTCAGCAGGCAGTCGAGTCATCTGTAGCGGAAATAGAAGAGGCAACATTTGGTAGAGGGCGTTTCTTTGACATAAGAGATGACCTTCAAGACACAGATTCCTCTGATATTGAGTATCTAAGAGACCAGTTATATAGAGACCTCCAAAGAAACAAGGTTCGCAAGGCTGTAGCTGAGTGCTTGATTAATGCGGCAGTCTACGGCACTGGTATTGCAGAGATAGTGATCGAGCAAGAAAAGGAAATGAAGCCTGCAAGGCAGGATATGATGGGCGGGCAGCTTCAAGCCGTTGGTGTCACTATCGCAGACAGGACTGTTTGCAAACTCAGGCCAATCCTTCCTCAGAATTTTCTTGTTGACCCTATTTGTACCTCTATTGATGACTCTATTGGGGTTATTATTGACGAGTTTTGTTCACCCCACGAGATTGAATTACTTCAAGAGTCAGGCGTATATCGAGATGTTCCTTTCAATATCGCATACCCAGACATGAGTTTGGATGTTGACCATGAGCTGATAGACCAGCCTGACGACAAAGTGCGAAGAACCAAATACTTTGGCTTGGTTCCAAGAGAATTGCTTGAGAACTACCAAGACTACGAAGCTGATGATGACGATGACTCATACTATGTTGAGGCAATCATCGTTATTATTAATGGCGAGATAGTTGTTAAGGCAGAAAAAAACCCTTACATGATGAATGATAGACCTGTTATTGCCTTCCCTTGGGATATAGTCCCCGGAAGGTTCTGGGGTCGAGGTGTATGCGAAAAGGGTTATAACTCTCAAAAAGCTCTAGATGCAGAGCTTAGAGCGCGTATAGACGCTCTTGCTCTTACGATTCATCCCATGATTGCAATGGACGCATCTAGAATGCCTAGAGGAGCACGGCCAGAGGTGCGCCCAGGCAAGATTATTATGACCAATGGCAACCCAGGGGAGATTCTTCAGCCGTTTAATTTTGGTCAAGTTTCTCAGATTACATTTGCCCAAGCTGGCGAGCTTCAGAGAATGGTTCAGACAGCCACTGGCGCTATTGATTCTGCTGGTATTCCAGGCTCTATTAATGGTGAATCTACTGCTGCTGGCATTTCCATGTCTCTTGGCGCAATTATCAAGCGGCATAAGCGCACACTCATCAACTTCCAAGATTCATTTTTGATCCCAATGATCGAGAAAATCTCATGGCGTTATATGCAGTTTGAGCCAGAGATTTACCCAGTGGCAGATTACAAGTTCAACATTACTTCATCTCTCGGTATCATTGCCAGAGAGTACGAGGTTACTCAGCTTGTTCAACTGCTTCAGACTATGCCTCAGACATCTCCTGCTTATATGTCTCTGATTGAAGCAGCCATTGATAGCATGAACCTCTCTAATAGGGAGGAGTTGATTAAGATGCTTAAAGAGGCTGGTCAGGTTAGCCCAGAACAGCAGCAGGCGCAGCAGGCTCAACAAGAAGCCGCAATGAAACTTCAGATGGACTTCCAGCAGTCTCAGACAAACGCCCTTAACGGCCAAGCTAAAGAGTCAGAGGCTCGCGCTATCAAGATGATGGCTGAAGTAAAGGCAATCCCAGTAGAGCTTGAGACAGCCCAAATCAAAGCTATTACAAGCAACTTGGCTGTTGGGTCTGAAGATGACAAGGAATTTGAAAGACGCTTGAAGGTTGCAGACAGGGTAATGAATGAGAAGAAGATAAATCTTGCTATAGCCAAGGAGTTAATGTGATAACACCACAGGATTTAAGGGAAGTAGTAGCACAGATAAATGGCATAATGAAGAACTTAGAAGAGCGCATTTCCAAACTAGAAAAAGCACAAGAAGAAAAGCGCGAAATTCTCAAAAGGAATTCTAAGTGATCACGGATCAAGAATATTTTGACGCTATGGATGAGATGTTTGCATCCGATGGCTGGAAGTTTTTAATAGGCGAGCTTAAAGAGAATGCTCGAAACATAAATTCTGTTGAGGCAACAAAGGATGTGGATGACCTGTTCTTTCGCAAAGGGCAGTTAAACACCCTGTCTTTTATCCTCAATCTTGAATCTACCATAGACCATAGCAGAAAAGAGATAAACAATGAGAGTCTTTGATTATCAATGTAAAAATGCTCATGTATTTGAGTGCTTTGTCAGAGATGATTCAGAGCATTATTGCCCTCACTGCAATGAGATTGGTAGCCGTATGATCTCTGCCCCACGAGTGTATTTAGACCCGACATCTGGTCACTTCCCAGGTGCTACGATGAAGTGGTTGAACTCAAGAGACAAGCAGATCGCAAAAGAACTTAAGGCAAACCAAGATTAGTCCGTTGTCACTGCTGCGAAACAGTGACGCGGGTAGCTAGATTGGTCTTATGAGGCTTAATGATGGCAGAACTAATTGATAGCGTAGAACAAAATGAAGATGATTTTTCCGTCCTTGAAGAATCTACCGACCAAGAGGCTCAGGTAGAGGAAGAAAGACAACCGGAAGTACCTGAAAAGTACCGCAACAAGTCTATTCAAGACCTAGTAAAGATGCACCAAGAGGCTGAGTCGCGCCTTGGTCAGCAAGGGTCGGAGGTAGGCGAACTGCGTAAGGTCGTAGACCAATTCATTCTCTCGCGATCAAACGAAAAAAAGGCTGAACCCGCAGAGGAAGTTGACTTTTTTTCTGACCCTGATAAGGCCGTAGACAAGCGTATTTCTTCTCACCCTGCAATCAAGCAGGTTCAAGAGTTAAATGCTAGAATACGGAGTGAACAGGCAAAGAGTGTGTTGATGTCAAAGCATCCCGATGCAGCCGACATTGCTGGTGATCCTGCATTTGTAGAATGGGTTCAGGCAAGTAAATGGCGAAAAGAGTTGTATTCACGAGCAGATAGTCAATTTGACGCAGATGCAGCAGATGAGTTGTTCTCCCAGTGGAAATCAACTAAGAGCGCATCAGCAAGTTTGCTAGACGCAGAGAAGGCATCTCGAAAGGAAACTTTGAAGAAGGCATCAACTGGATCGTCAAAGGGAAGTTCTGAGCCGAAAGGCAAAGTCTTTTACCGTAGGCGGGACATTATTGAACTCATGCAAACCAATCCAGAACGATACCATGCTATGGAGCCTGAAATAAGGCAGGCTTATGCAGAGGGTAGAGTTCGCTAAATAGAGGTTATATATCATGGCTGGCGAAACTTCAGGCGCGTTCTTCACGGCGAACGCAGTAGTAGATAAAACAGCGGCAGATAAGTTTATTCCAGAGATTTGGTCTGACGAGGTGATTGCCGCCTATCAGAAGTCTCTTAAGATGGCTCCGCTTGTCAAGAAGATGAACTTCAAAGGCAAGAAGGGTGATGTTATCCATCTGCCCAAGCCGGTTCGTGGCTCTGCATTTGCCAAGGCAGAAGCAACAGCGGTAACGATTCAAGCAAACCTTGAGTCTGAAACCACTCTGACAATCAACCGTCACTTTGAATATTCTCGTTTGATTGAGGATATTGTTAACGTCCAGGCTCTGGCATCTCTGCGTCAGTTCTACACAGAAGATGCTGGTTATGCGCTTGCTCGTCAGATTGACAACGATTTGTTCCGAGCAGGTACTGCATTCGGTAATGGTACACTTGACCTGACTGTCCCCGTATCAGGAACTTGTACTGGTACTGCTTGGGTTAACAGCAACTCTTACTACATCGACTCTTCTACCGGATTGACTCCGTATGCAGTTGATACAGTAGTTACAGGTGATGTGTTCACAGATGCTGGATTTCGTGCGTTGATTAAGAAAATGGATGACGCAGATGTCCCAATGACTGATCGTTACTTCGTGATTCCCCCTGCATTGCGCTCTGCAATCATGGGCGTTGATCGCTATGTATCAAGCGATTTCAGCGATTCACGCGGTGTACAGTCAGGTCTTATTGGTAGCGTATACGGCATTCAGATTTATGTGTCCTCCAATTGCCCGCTGATTGAGGATTCTGTTTCTAACACTGCCGGTACTATCGATGTTCGTGGCGCTTTCTTCTTCCACAAGGATGCACTTGTTCTTGGCGAGCAGATGAGCGTTCGTTCACAGACTCAGTACAAGCAAGAGTACCTGTCTACCCTGTACACTGCCGATACTCTGTATGGTGTTCAGGCTCACCGCCCAGAAGCAGGATTCATTCTTGCTGTTCTTGATGCGTAAGTAACAAACAAGGGGAGGGGTAATACCCTCCCTTTGTTTTCCCTCATTAACTTATAGGGCTGCCAGATGAGCAATTATACAAAGACCACAAATTTTACAGCTAAAGACACTTTAGTATCTGGTAATCCATTGAAGGTTGTTAAAGGCGCAGAGATTGATGCCGAGTTCACTGCAATTCAAACAGCGGTTAATTCTAAATCTGATGCAGCCTCTCCATCATTTACTGGCACACTATCCTTGAATGGTGTGGCTATTACATCAACAGCCGCAGAATTAAATATTCTCGACGGTGTAACAGCCTCAACAGCAGAGCTAAATATCCTTGACGGCGTTACTGCAACGACAGCAGAAATTAACCTTCTTGATGGCGTTACCGCTAGCACAGCGGAGCTAAATATTCTTGATGGAGTAACTGCATCAACAGCAGAAATTAATATCCTTGATGGTCTTACATCGACAACAGCGGAACTAAATATTCTTGACGGGGTAACGGCCTCAACAGCGGAACTTAATACCCTGGATGGGATTACTGCTACAGTTACAGAATTGAATTATACGGATGGCGTTACAAGCTCAATCCAAGTACAGCTAGACAGCAAAGCCCCTTTGAATTCTCCAGTTCTTGTTACCCCTAATTTGGGGACTCCATCAGCAGCCACATTAACTAACGCCACTGGACTTCCAATTGATGCTGGTACTACTGGAACTCTTCCTACTACCCGTGGCGGCACTGGGGTTACTAGTGCTAGTAACGGTCAACTTTTAATAGGTAATGGCTCAGGCTTTAGCGCAGCGACTTTGACAGCAGGCTCTGGAGTTACCATAACAAATGGCTCAGGCTCTATCCAAGTTGCTTTTTCAGGCCCAGGCACTGGCTCCGTAACAAGTGTTGATGTATCTGGCGGGACTACAGGGTTAACAACATCTGGTGGCCCGATAACATCCAGCGGTTCAATTACACTTGCAGGAACTTTGGCTGTATCCAATGGAGGCACTGGTCTTACTGCGCTTGGATTGGCAAACCAAGTTTTGAAAGTGAATTCTGGGGCAACAGCTCTTGAGTATGGAACAGTTGCTAGTTTCTCCGAAGCACAAGCATATTTTTTTGCAGGTTTTTGAGGATTAAAAAATGGCTACAGGAACACTTGGGCAGGTATCTCTGGCGGCAAACACAAATACAACTGTGTATACAGTTCCTGCTGCTACAACGGCGACAGTTAATATATCTCTTACCAATACCAACAACGCAACTCCGGTAGCTATTGAATTGGCGGTGGCTGCAACTGGAACTCCGGCAGCAAACGAATACTTGGTGAAAGGCATTGTCCTAGAGCCTAACGCATCGTTTGAGCAGACGGGTGTTGTAATTTCAACTGGGAAACTAGTGGTATCTAAATCCACTGGCGCTAACGTATCAGTCAACGTATACGGATATGAGGTCTAAACATGGGACAGCAAATCGTTACTTCTAGTTCTGACAGTATTGTTTCATTGCCTGTTACGGCAGACGTAGTTGCTGGCGACTATTTTTATGAGTGGGGCAACGGCAGTTCTGGCTGGCCTAAACCTGCGACCGTTTCGTTTGGGCAGACCAGAGTTGTGGCCGGAGCTAATAGGACTTTTGAGGCGGGCACTACTTCATCAAGAGCTTGCAGTAATGGCCCGCTTACAGATACAACCGTTTATACCGGATCAACAATTACTGCTAATACCATTACTACTGCTTCGTCATCCTTACAGGCATTTGCCGGGTTTCAAGCAAAAGTAGCAGCTCTTACGAACGGAAATTTTGTAAGTGTATATATGAGTGCAGCAAACACTCTAAGTGCCAAAGTATTTAACGCATCAGGAACTCAAGTTGGCTCCACAGCAACATTGTCAACAACTGTTTCATCAGCATCAGCTAGTTATTTTGGTGGGCTTGGAACTTTTGCTGTGGCCGGACTTTCCACCGGGGGTTACGTTGTAATATTCAAGCATCAAACGCTAAATTATATACATATAGTTACCGTAAGCTCTGCTGGCGCTGTATCCGCTGCTGTTGCAATAAATTCGTCTTTCCGAGACACAGCTTGTACACCTATGTCTATAGCTGCGGATAATCTTGGCGGTTATTTGATTGCGTATGCTAGAGGAGCCACAGACGTTTCTTCCGTTTACTATAACTCTACAAACACGTTTGTTAATGGCTCAAGCAATGTTGTAACTCCTAACAACTATTTTAATGGCGGCGCTTCCAATCTATTTCCTGTTGCTTTTGTGTTAAACAATGGTTGCATGGGCGTAGTCACTAATCTGTATGGTCTAGATGCTTGTACTAGTCAGATGGGCAATATGGTGATAGCAACAAGTTTGAGTGCAAGTGGGACTTATAGCACTAGAGCATCTATTCAGGGCCAGAGCTACAACGTAGCTGGTATTTATGGTTGCGATGTTGCGCCTTCATCAGTAACAACGTCACAAGCAATGCTTCTTACCTGCACCGATCAGACAAACACAATCCGTCCAGTAGTATTTAGCATTACTAGCGCCGGAGGCAGTGTAAGCGTAGTAAATACAGGTTCTATAACTGCATCTCTCCTCTCGCAAAAGCCAGCAATTATTGCAAATAGTGACGGCACTTTTACTGCTATGTGGAAAGACTCTGCCAGTGTTACAAAAAGGCAAGACATTTCTGCATCAGCAGTAAATATAGGAACGGCTGTTACGATAGACAGCACCACAACATTAAATTATATTTCTGCCTGTCCCCTTCCGTACAAGGCCGCAGTTGCTCTGACTCCGACTGCCACTAACTTTCCTAGTCAGTTTATTATGCAGACTGAATCACTAACGAATGGGCAGACGTTTACCAGCACTACCCCTTATACCCCGATTTCTGGGTATTACCTAAAGGGGATTGCGCTAGAGACTGTTTCGGCTGGCGGTGTTTGTAAGGTGGGAGTTAAAGGGCAGTTTGCTCTTGGTGCTGGTTATATTCCGTGGACAGCATCATTTGATTATGTTGGCACTGCAAGATCTGGCGTTAATATCATCAAAGGAAATTCAGGAAGCGTTACCACTACTAACGTCACATTGAAGGGGCTTAAATAATGGCAACTAATAATCCAGTTACAGGTCAATTTGGTACTGGCAACGTACAGTTCTTTGGAGGAATTGTAGGGACTGCTTCAGTTGCCTCTACCTTTATTGTTCCGCAGGGAGTTTCGTCTGTCAGGGTTCGTGTGTGGGGAGCAGGTTCTAGCGGAGGTGGTGCTGGCGGTTTCGCCATGAAAACAATCTACGGTTTAGTTCCTGGTGCTTCAGTCGTAGTTACTCCTGGTGCGTCAAACACCGCAAGCACAACCAGCTTTGCCTCATCGTTTGGGTCGTATGTCAGTGCAAATGGGGCTGTAAATCTTACTGGTGCTACAGGTGTTGGTGGAGATATAAACTACACTGGCGGCACGGGTATCGCTAATTACGGCGCTGGCGCTCCTAGCATTTATGGAAACGGCACCAGTGCTGACACGGCTAGTAGCGTAGGAGCTTCAGGATTTTCTGGAGCAGGCGGTAACACTTCTGGAGGAAATGGCCTGTTTGGGATTGGTGGATTCACTATAGCTTCAACCGGGGCTGCGATGCCAACGTCTGGACTAGACCCAAACACCTTAAATCTTGATGCGATTGGCACTGGAGGCGGTGGTTTCAGCGGCGTATCAGGGGTGAACGGTGGCGGCGGTGCTAATAACGGCCACGGCGGGTTCCCTGCTGGTGGTGGGGGAACCAACACTAATTCTAGGGGCGGCGCTGGTCTTGTAATAGTGGAGTGGTAAACATGAGATACGCAAGAGCAAGAGAAGATGTGATTGTAGAGATTTACGAATCTCCCGGGATGTCTACGATAGACGAGTGTTTTCATCGTTCAATTGCCTGTGAGTTTTTTGAGGTTGTTGGGGATATTCAGGTGGGCTGGACAAGGGACGAAAATGGCGAGTGGGTAGCGCCGCCGGTTCCAGCGCAGGAGCCTCCGGTTGTTCAGCAGTAATTCGATTAAAAGCGGAAGAGTTCAACTGAACTCTTTTGTCTATCAGTCTCAAGATGTTCTCCCCATGCACAATCATGAGAATGGCGGGGCGCATCTTACTGTTGTCACTAAAGGCTCTTTCAGGGTCACAGGTGCTGGATGGGAAATTATAATGACTGCTGGCGATATTGTTGACTGGCCGCCAGAACAGTATCACGAATTTACAGCACTTGAAGACGACTCAAAGCTGATAAACATTCTGAAGTAGAGGCCACAATGGACTACCAAGTTCTCTTTAATGTCGCGGTGACCGCCGCTGCTTTCTTCGGCGGCTGGATTCTCTCTCGCATCTACTCTGCGATTGACCGGCTGGACGACGATGTGCGTGATCTGCCTAAGGTCTACGTCTCAAAAGATGATTACCGCGAAGACCTAAGAGAGATAAAAGACCTGCTTGGTGCGATCTTTAAGCGACTTGATAACAAGGCTGACAAGTAATCACGTTACCTAGTTGTAGAGGTGTTAAATGCTCGATCCGGTCTCGGCTATGGCAATCGCCACCTCGGCCTACAACGTGCTCAAGAAGGGCATCGAGGTAGGGCGCGAGCTTGAGGACATGGGCGGGCAACTGGGCACTTGGTTTGGCGCAATCGCTGACGTAAAGGCTGCTGACGAAGAAGCTGCTGATCCGCCTCTGTTCAGGAAGATGTTTGCCAAGTCCTCGGTTGAGCAGGAAGCAATTGAAAACCTCATGCGGCGAAAGAAGATCGAGCAGCAAGAGCGTGAACTGCGCGAGATGATTGTGTACCGATTTGGGGTTGATGCTTATCGAGACATGATTAAAGACCGAAACACTATTCGTGACGCACGAAAAAGAGCAGTCGATGCTCGTGCCAGAAGAATCAAGAAACTTGTATTGAATGCCGTTGCCATTGCGCTCATCGCGCTGATTGTGGCGATTCCGATTGTCGCAGCAATAATCATCATGAGGATGTGACTATGTTGAGTTTGGTTTCCAGTCTGCTCGGCTTTGCCTCTGGCGGCTTGCCTAAGGTCTTAGACTACTTTCAAGACCGTGGTGACAAGAAGCACGAACTGGCGTTGATGGCTGCACAGCGTGAGCGAGAGATTGCCCTAGCTAGAGAAGGGTTTATCGCACAGGCCAAGATCGAGGAGATTAAGACCGCTCAGGTCGCGCTACAGACTGAGCAGATTGCGATGCAGACTCAAGCCCAGGAAAAAATTGCAATGTGGAAACACGACATGAAGATCGGTGAAGGCGCGTCACCGTGGGTTATCAATCTGAGAGGTTCTGTTCGCCCCGTGGTCACTTACCTGTTTGTCATGCTGCTCATCATCGTTGATGTCGCCGGTATCTGGTACGCCTATTCAACTGGCGTTGCTTTCGCAGAAGCGATGGACATGGTTTTCTCGGACGACGAGATGGCGATCCTAGCTGCAATTATCAGCTTTTGGTTTGGGTCGCAGGCTTTCAACAAGAAATGAAAACGCCAGACGAAGGCATAGACCTTATCAAGGCTTTCGAGGGCTGCCACAATCGGCCTTACCTTTGCCCAGCAAAGTTGTGGACTGTCGGCTATGGTCATGTCCTTTACCCCGAGCAGGCTAGGCTTAAAGCTGATGAACGAGCCTCTTATCCACTTAACCCAGAACACAATAGGGTGTGGGATGCTGACGAAATTGATGCGCTTCTTGCGGAGGATTTACATCGCTTTGAGGCGGGGGTACTACGACTATGTCCTGCTGCTGCTGATAGCGACCGCCATTTTTCAGCGTTGGTCAGCTTTGCGTTCAATGTGGGGCTAGGCAACTTGCAAGCATCCACGCTTAGAATGAAGTACAATCGGCTCGACTACGATGGCGCAGCAGACGAGTTTCTGAAGTGGCGCAAATCAAATGGCGTAGTCCTTAAAGGGCTAGAACGCAGGCGTGAAGCAGAAAGAGCACTCTTTTTATCGTAGGGTAAAAATATGTCTATTCCTCAAGATCAGTTGGCTCAAGCATTTTCTGAATGGTCTGAGGCTAATCCTAATGCTACTGACGCCGATATAGCTCAAGCAATGCAGCAGGCAGGGGTTAACCCGCTAGAGCTTGCATTAGCCCTTGGATTAGACCCTAATCAAGCCATTAATAGATACAATCAAGCTATTCAGCAGAACCCGCTATCTAATCCACTTACGTCTAGCCAAAGCTCTACTAGCAATCCTTTGCTATCTGTTGGAGCTAATACTGTTGCAACAAGTCTTTTTAATCCAGAATCCCTAACATCTACGGTTCAAAGCAGGCTTGTTCCTGGTGCTCTTAGTGGGGTTATGAACTTTGCGGCAGCAGACGATGTTTCTGGGCGAAAGAACGCTGCGCTTAACACTTTAGTAAGTGTTATTGGTGGGCCTGCTGGAACATTATTTAAAGCCTTTCTTGACCAGTTTGGGTTCTTTAAGGGAGGTGGCCCAAAGGCTGTAAAGCTTACTCCTGAGGAGCAAGTTGAAGCAGCATATAAACTCTTTCAGAACCAACTACAGTCTGCTGAAGGCGAGACTGAGGGTAAAGATGCAAGGCTGATTGGGCTAATCAATGAGGCAGATAAACTTGGCCTTGATACAACAGACATGAGAAATCGTTTGAAGACCCAGTTTGGCATAGACACTGTCCCTGGAGACCTGCCAGAGGGATACGTCAAAGACTCTCAGGGGTTTTTAAGAGATGTAGCTACAGAAGGATATTGGCTTCTTGATAAAGATGGCACTCCATTTAAGACTACTCCTCCGTTGGTAAATGTTCCAATGCCACGAACATCTGGTGCTGCACAATCTTCAGCATCTGGTGCTACACAATCTTCTGCATCTACTTCTGCGTCAAGCTCAAGCTCTACAGCAGGCTCTACAGCAGGCTCTACAGAAGTTTCTCCTTCTATTGGTGAGTGGGTATACGATTCAGAATCTGGATTGTTCAGGCAGGTTGGAGGTATTGAGACTATTCAGCCTATACCTGGAGACTATAAAGACGGCCAAGTTCTTAGCGGAACAGAAATGCAAGGAAAGTTTGGAGAGTGGGGTAGAACATCAACAAAGAATACTCAGGCCACTCCTACGCCTTGGGCATATATATTCCAGAATGATGGTGTTAAGGGCGTTCTTGATGTAATGAGGCTTCTTAACAAGACCAAGGAACAAGTTGCTGAAGAGTCAGGTACTTCTATTAGTGACATTGATAAAGCTATTAGCGATTACAATGCTCAAGTTGCTGGGGCAGGACAAGTCGTAACCAATGGCAACGTAGGAGGCGCAGGAGGAGGTGCGGGTACAGGAGGAAACACAGGAGGAAACACAGGAGGTTTAGGCTCTACAGGCGGCACAGTCGCTACTGGGGCTACTGGCGCTCAGGGTGAAAGAGGTCTTCAGGGCGAACAAGGCTCTCAAGGAATACAAGGTATTGCTGGCGCAGCAGGTGCAACGGGAGCTACTGGTGCTACAGGTGCAACAGGAGCCACAGGGGCTTCAGGAAGAGATGGCAGAGATGGCAGAGATGGGGTAGTTGGGCTTATTACCAGTCTTGTTAACTCCACGCCTATTGCATCACAATTATTCAAGCCGGAGTTATTTAAAGCAGAAAACAAGGTCAGCGGACTATTTGATTTGGTAATGAGGACAAGAGCATGACCTATTTACAAATTGTAAATTCAGTCCTTAAAAGACTGAGAGAGGATGCAGTAGATACGGTGGAATTTAATGACTATTCCTCTTTGATTGGGGCTTTTGTCAATGATGCAAAGTCTCAAATTGAGACATCACATTCATGGTCTGCTCTTCGATCCACGAAGTTAATCAATACAACTTCAGGAATAAGCGAATACTCAGTGACTGGTAGCGGAAGCCATCCGATTATCAAAGCTATTGTCAATGATACGTCTAATTCAGATATTACTTTCAGGGATATGGACTTCTTTAATAGGGTCTATTACAGAGGCCAAATATTAACTGGCTCTCCATCTTATTTTACAAGGATTGGTGTTGATGGTAGTGGGGACATAAAGATTAAACTTTACCCACAACCTGATGCTGTATATGCCCTCAGAGTGGATGGAGTATATGCTCAAAATGATCTTAGTGCAGATGCTGATGTCCTGCTGATACCTTATAATCCGGTTGTGCAATTGGCTTATGCTATGGCATTGAGAGAGCGAGGAGAGAGCGGAGGTCAGTCAGCTCAAGAGCAGATGATCTACGCAGATAGAATTCTTTCTGATTACATCGCTATTGATGCCAACTACTTCCCCACTGAAACCGCGTATGTAGTTGTGTAGGAATTCTATGGCGCAGCAGATTCAGAACATAACGATTACGGCCCCGGGGTTTGCTGGAATAAATACCCAAGATGCGCCCCTATCACAAGACCCTAGCTTTTGTGCTATTGCCGATAACTGCGTAATAGACAAACAGGG